CGAATTGCCAAAGGCGATTCTGGCGACTCTACTATGACTGATAAGGAAGCTAAAGCTACCAATATCTCTACTAGAGAAAATGCCAACGATACTGCTCGAACAGTAACTTCTACTGTGAAGACTAATTCGCAGGCAATTTTGCGAGGCTACTATGTCAAAGACAGTGGTCCTGCTGGCGATCAAGAAGTGTACGTAACTGTTCGATGGGATCGTAATAGTGCTAGAGCTGCCGAAGCACTTGGCAAACGCTTTAGTCGTTAATCATGACTTTCCTGTCATTGGTACTCTGTCTATTAATGGACAGTTGTTTGCCACGTATCCCGGATGCCCCTATCCGAGTTATATCGGTAGGGAACACTTATGAACAGGCTAGAGATAACGCCTACAGAGAAGCCGCTGAAACTTTTGTAGGTGCAGTGGTTGTTTCTGATAAAGAAGCGCACAATCAAAAACTAGTTAAAAATGACATACTAGTTTATAGTGCAGCCTATGTGGATAAGTTTAAATTAATCAGTCAAGAAGAACGTCACGGCAAAGTACATATTGTTATTGATGTGTGGCTGAGTCCTAGTAAAATTGCCAACCGAATTCTCTATGCAATTTCTAACGATACAGAATTTGACGGTGCAAGAATGTCTGAACAATATCGAACGTATATTAAGACCAAAACCCAAGGCGACCAGCTTGTTCAAAAACTTCTAGAACCTTACCCGCAAAATGCTTTTAATATTGAAAAGGTATCGCAGGAGTTTAAAGTCAACGAAGTTCGAGTTCCATACCTGCACATTATATACAATTTAAAATGGAACAGAGGATACCTCACAGCTTTAGAGGAAGGCATTAATGCAGTCAGTGATGGCAAGGTTGCTGAAAGAAACTCAGTCTCTAGGATCATGGTAGAGCAAAAACGAGGTTGGACAATTATTGGTAGTATGAAGCCATATTACTTCAATGACATAAACACCGCAAATTTAATCTATGAAAAGTTTCAGTCTAAAAGAATAGCAGTTCGTCTTACTTTAATGAATAACAATATTCCAGTTTATACAACCTGCAATAAAGTATTTCCAAATCGACTGTACACAATTGGCTCTACTGATTTAGATATTAATGGATTAGACAGAGATTCCTTTACGGGTGAATTTAAAATTAGCGCACCGCAAAGAAACACATTTGACAGAGTTACTAATGTAGTCCTGTCCATTGATACTGAAGATAGGTGCGCGATTAGATAAGTATTTTGATGTATAAAGTAACCAGCAGATGGGGCCACCAAAATTCTGTTAAGGTTGAATGGAATCTAGGAAAACGCTGTAATTACGATTGCAGTTATTGTCCTAGTTCCATTCATGATAACACTAGCCCCCATACTCCAATAGAAACTTTAAAAAGTGTAGTTGATAAACTCCTTACTCTTAACAAGCCAGTACGTTTAAGTTTTACTGGCGGAGAGCCCTGCGTCCATCCCCAATTTGACGAACTAGTGAGATACGCTAGGCACAGAGGTATTCATTGGATTAGTGTAACTACAAACGGTACTAGGCCACCCGATTTTTATTCTAGTCTACCTATTGATCAATATGTTTTTAGCATACATCTAGAATATGAATGGCAGCGTGTTTATAACTGTGTGAATACTGTACACAAAACAACTGAAATAAATGTCATAGCACAAATCATGGCACATTACGATCATATGCCTGCTGTGTTACAATTACGTGCTAAATGTTTATTAGATCATATACCTAGTACAATAAGACGCATCCGTTGGACAGAAGGCGACCATGACTTATTCGATGATATGCGTTATCATCCAGACGACCTGTTATGGATTAAAGAACAAGATGCAACAGTTAAGGAAAATACAGTAATTTTCTTAAAAGAAGAACCTGACATGCCTAGACTCAAACACGCCAACGACATTATTAAATTACATCTCAATCAATATAAAGGATGGACCTGTAATGCTGGCATAGAAAGTCTTATGATCAACTGGGACGGAGAAGTACATCGTGCCACCTGTAGAGTTGGTGGCAGTCTAGGCAATATCTATAACAACACTTTTTTGGTGCCATCTGCACCCGTTACATGCGATAGAAATTTCTGCACCTGTGCCGCAGATATACCGTTAACTAAACAGGCTTTATAGGAATGAATTTTGTTGTGTTAATTTCAGGTTGGCAGTAACAAAATTCTTTATAGCACGTAGTTGGAATAATATTGGGATTAAATTTCTCTATAAAATTGGTATCTAAAATATTGTGTTTATAATTCAAATCATATAGATTCTCTCCGCAGGCACCTTGTAAGTTTCCAACTTTATCAATATACAAGGTATCTATTCCTATATTACATTTCCAATTTTTAAATCTATTCAAATTATTTAAAGACAACCAATTATTAGAAACGTTAGTTTTTTTAAAATTATTGTAGGTTATTGTAGGTCGTACATTAGGTATTTTTTTAGATCTAAACCAATAAAAAGGATTTGGAATTCTTTTCAAAGATTTAGAAATAAAGTTTTTTTGATCAGCAGTATATGTTATAGTTTCATGAAATACTTCTAATGCAGTAATTGGCCATCTATACTTACTACGTTTTAATTGATCAATTATATCAAGGCATTTATTCCATTCGTGCGGGTCCATTAATACCATTGCTGTAAGATTTACATTTTTTTTATAAAGTAAATCTGCTACTGAAATCACATGATCACTTTTAATATACTGGTGATGACAACTAATCATTACATGATCAAATAAATGTGCATTATCATTCCACCACCTTAATGTTCTACTACCATTGGTAGAGATACTGACCAACACATCAAAATTTTCCTTGAAGTGTTGTATAAAAGATTCTATGTTAGGCCATATAGTAGGTTCGCCACCAATAATATGTAATAAAAATTTTGTTTTGTTTTTATTATTTTTATAGTAGTTTAATAAAAAAGAAAGATTCTGAGTTAAGGGTTCTAAATCTGGCCATTTATGAGTTCCTTCATTGCTACCGGGAAAACAATACCAGCACTTGTAATTGCACATATTACTTAAAAACAATTCTATTCTTAAAAAATTAGAATTGACATTTGAATCTATTTTTATAATTTCATTCATATAAGTGTTTCATAACATACTTGGCGATTTGAATTTGACCGTTAAGATTTGGATGTCCGCCTGCACACATATTATCTTTACATATAATAGACAGGTACTCGTTACCTAAATAATATTTCTGTATATGTGATAAAAACACATTTGAAAAATTATTGTAGTCATACATTTGAAGTAGTTTAATTTCTATTCCTCTAACAAGACAAAAATCTATAGTACTTAAAATATCTTTATGGTACTTGCATACTATATGCTCGTCGGGCCAGGATGCTAGTCCTCTAATAGTTGCTCTCTCTGCGGTATCATACGATGTTTCGTCATCGATCACAACTGATGCCCATTTTGATTCATGAACAAATGGTGTGTCATTATTAGGATACAATGTTCTATAAGGTATTGTACATTGTATCAATACCAGTATATCTTTTGGTTCAAACTTTTCCAGCAGCCCTAGTAACTTTTCTTTAGAATTAATATCTATCTGTTCTTGACTGCTACCGCCGTGTGCCTGATTAAGGACATCGATTCCAGTAAGTTTAGATAGTTGATTAGGCCATGCTGCTTCTTTTTCTGCATAATACAATTCAGACTCTTTACTGAATTCCCCTGCATCATACCATGCAGCTTTTACTTTTCGAATTTGTTCTAGATTAAGATTAGGAAAAAATTTATCATTAGCAGCTTCTACCCCCGAAGTCCAACTACAGCCATTTGCGTATATTATTTTGTACATATATGTTTCAACTCCGGGAAGACTTTAGAAAAATTAGTTCCTCGAACGTTATCCATCTTTTCAATATATTCAACAAATGCAGGTAACTGAGCAGTATGGTCTTCAGCATCCATAAAGTCTAATACTGCTTGCCAGCGTTTCCATCCGTAGGGATTGTGTTTCCAGTAATCTTCATCTTGGCGATAGTTGGTGTACAGCCATGTAGCTAGATCAGCAAACTTTTGTCTTATTTCAACCTTGTCTTCTTCCGGCAAACATTTAATACTTAAAAATGTAGGAATATACAAAAGGTGCATGTTGATAATTCCGCCGCCGGCTTGAATACCGCCAGTGACATTTTCAAAGTTTACTTTCTTAAAATTCTGCTGAATCTTCCACTTGGCTAGTTCAGGCAAGTGTTTGATGTTTAATATCTGTATAGCAGTAGCAATACTAACTTGTATGTTGTCAGGAGTATTGTCCAGCTTGTGAAGATTTTGTTCTATTGTAGTCCAATCACTAGGATAGCGAATATAGAAATTTCTACTGTCCACTGCGTCAATACTAAATCCTACTTTAACTTTTTTAAACTGTTTCCATAGGTCAATAATATCATCGTCTACTAATAATCCATTTGTATTGTAGCGTACAAGGATCTTGTCTGCGTAACCCTGTCTAATAATTTCTTCAAGGAACAACTTATGCTCTTTGATCAGCAATGGTTCACCGCCGGCAAAGTACACCTGCTTGAGGTTAGGAATCTGTGCGTACATCTCTTTCCAAAAGTCTGGATTTTCATACCAGTAGTTGTCAAACGTATCGCTGTTCCATGACATTTGTTCTTTGAGCTCTTTGGCCTGAAATAACGGATATACTTTTTTGTGATCCGCTACCCACATACTGCTGTCATGTGGACTACACATAATACATTTTAAGTTACAGGTATGTCCTAGTCGCAAGTCTAGATAAACTAGTGATTCGGGAACTGTACCATCTTCTTCAGTTTGTTTTATAAGCTCAGGCAAATCTATACCATCTTCAACCCATGTGCCAGTTTCCCAAATACGCTTACTAGCAACACCGTTAAATTCTTCTTTATGACATTTGGCACAACTAGCAGGAATCTTTCCTTCCAACATGGTCAGGCGTACATCCTTCATGTACTCGTTGTTCCAAGCACTCATAGGAGTTTCGCGGCCAAAGTTTGCTGGTCGGCCTGTTTCGTTTTTTACTAGACCAATTTCGTGGTCAGTGCCTGCTCCACTACTGTTAGCATTACAGCACAATCGCATATCACCGTTAGGACGGGTAGCAAAGTGTATCCATGGTAACACACAGAAAGTTTTACTTCCTGTCAGTGTTTCTATTTTATCTTGCCATTGTTTAATTTTATTCATTGCAGTTTTTAGCACATGACCATGGCTTATTTGGTCCGGTGGTTATTTCATTGAGATTAGACCAAATGCCGTCTTCGATTGCTGTACTATTTAAATTAAAAATTCCTAGACTTTTAAATTTATTTTTAGTATCTTCAACCATTTTATTTCTTAAACTATGTATAGTAATTTTTTCTTTAAGAGGTTCTTCTAACCAATCACTGCCTACCCAGCAACATGGCAACACGTTACCTCGACTGTCAATATACAGTTCTTTATTGTTTATACATCTAGGTTTTACTGTAGCAGCAGAAACCTGAGATTCCCAAGATTTAAGATTAGCTGCTACTTCTTCTAATTTGATCACAGCTACTTTTTTAAAACGTTCAGTGACAGCAGGTTTAAGACTATATTCATAGTTGCCATTTCTATCCTCAACATTAAACTGTTCCATGTCATAAAATCTAGCAGTTGATTTAAAATTAACTTTACCAAATCCTATATCTAGCATTTCTTTTTCAAACTGATCTGCTTCGAGCTCGTTATGTTCAAAAATTAAACAATCAACAGTAGCGTAGCCTCCGGCATCTATAAATGCTTTTGCATTAGCTATAATTTTGTTCCAATCTGTTCCCCGACGATATAATACATGACTGTCAGCAAAACCATCTATGCCAAATGTTACTTCGTGTTTGTCTTTGAGTGCTTTTGCTAGATTAGCCCACCATGTTGTAGATCTAGCACTACCATTTGTGTGTAGACCTAATCTTACATGAGGGTTGGCGTTACGAATATATTCAAAAATTTCAAGACAGTCTTGTGCTATAATAGGGTCACCATAATTACCACAGGCATAAAAATTAGAAAGTTTAGATAGAAAATCTAAAGAGAACCAACTTTTAAATTGATCTAAAGTAATTTCATTTTTTCCAACAAAAGAACGTTCTTGTCCTCCGTTGTAGTTTCTAGCACACATAGGACAGCTAGCTTGACATTTATCTGTAAGCTCAATGTGCAGTTGTTCTATAAGGTGTAAATGATTTAAGCCGGGCATTTTTCAAGAATAGAAAATACATCGTTGCCTAGTTCTTGTACCACAACTTGATAAGCATTGGGATTTTCTTTTATTTTCAAAAGAGTTTTGTATAATACAATATTCTGTTGTTGTATTTCCATAAATTTCTTAATATAAAATGGATCTTGAAAAACTGGATTTTCTTCTGACATTAAAATTTCCTTTGTGAATAACCAACTCTCGGTCTGTCTGCAAAGAAACAACTGGCAATCCATTTACAGCCTTTGGTTATCAAAGTGCTTTCATGTATAGTTGACCAATTTGTTTCTTCATCGTAATTTTGTTGAAAATATAAAAATGAGCCAGCTTTGGGTTTTATAGAAACATTATACTTTGGAAACAGAGTATCTCCTCCACTCATATCATCATTAAAATAAAAAATCCCAGTACCTACTCTATCGCCGCCATGTTTGTAATAGTTAATCTGCCTTGGATCGTACGGATAGTCGTGATGAAGATCTAAATAACGTCCTTCAGGATAGTTATAGATATCAATTGCCTCAATATGATTGAAAGGAATTTTAGCGCATCGAACAATCGCACTGGCTAACTTGTCATAGTGATGCGGATCCATACCCCAGCTTATACCTCTGTTCTCAACTAGTTCAGTAACCTGTGCATAAGATTCTTGTCTACTCTGTGTTCCACTGTTTGGATTCATAGTGTCTTTAGTGTGTTTGGCAATAATCTCTTGACAAAGGTCTAAAGAGATAGCATCTTCAAACACAGATATTCTAGGTGCCTCTAAATAAACAATTTCTTTCATAGTGTCTCTTCTAGTAATTTTTCTATCTCTGCGGTTAATGCTAATGGGTCAGTCATGTGATCAAAGCTTAACACAGTTGACCCAACACAATTAATAAGATACTTATGAAAGTTCCATTGAGGTGCATGTCCTGTCTTTTCAGATAACATTTTATAAAGAGAATGCACAGAGTTATCTGTGTCTTCTAGTTGCTGGCCTGGCTGTATACTGTCTTTGTTAACACAGTTAATCTTTTCCATGACCTTAAATGTTACACCATAATTGAGTTTACAAAAAGGTTCAATTTCACTATTAGTTAAAGGTTCTTGACCTGCAAAGTTGTTTGTTGGAAATGCTATCACTGCCAGGCCCTTGTCTTTGTAAAGTTGATGTAGTTTTTCTAAACTTTCATACTGGGGAGTTAATCCACATTTACTTGCAGTATTAACTACTAACACTACCTGCCCAAGGTATTGAGAAAAATGAATCTTTTCTCCCTTAAGACTAACCATTTCATGATCATAAAAACTTAAATCTTGTGTCTCGGTCACTTCGATATCCTCTGCTTCTAATCCTAACGAACCTTCAACTCGAGTAAATTTAACTTTTTGAAATTCAAATAAAGTTTGAGGGTTAGTTTTTACCTTCCACTTTTCTGCAAAGACTTGCCGTCTGTCGGTGTCAGATATAATAAACCCTATACCCTTGGCGTCATTAAACCATTTTACTGTTCCGCTGTCTATCATAAATCACCAAAAGTTAAAAAGATATTTAGGACCTAGGCCTGCGTTAACTCCTGCATGCCAATATCGTCTACTGTCCCATTTATAGGTAGCACCCTGTGGTTGATTATAAAAACATTGATTATCTACCAGTACCGCATGTCCAAATGCTGGCTGCGTAATATGACAATGAAATCTAATCTTATCTGGCTCTAACATAAACTGTGCTTCGTTGTCGTGAACGTCCCAGTGCAATGGAGCCATCTTACCTGGATGTATTCTACTGATCCATGCAGTATTCCATGTCTTCATACCAACGAAGTCAGCAAACTTTTCAACAACTTCAATAGAAAAATTCTTTTCAGGCAAGAACATATCCCACTCAACTGTGCCGCCATCTTTGAATAACTTATATCCTGCATTTTCCCATGCGTCTAGAACAGCATCAAGGCCGGGAACATTGTCTCCACGTTTGTGACTAGGTCCTACATAAGCAGGCTCTTGATCTTTTATATGGTCAATTACTGCATCCCAGTCAATAATATTACCAAGAATTTTACCACAATTTCCAATATACTCTACAGTCATTTTTTGTATCCTAAAAAATGAAACAAATAATAAGTTTCAAATCCGCTGTTAGCAGCAGCATGCCAATTCTTTCTATGCTTCCATTGATAGATACTGTGTTTCTTTTCGTTATAAAAACAATGCTCATCTACCATAAGAAAGTGGCCAGGCTGTTGTTCTTGCATAAAACATACATATCTTACAAGATCTAAATCTTTCCACTCTTTTTCTTTGTCTTCTAAATCCCAATGGTAAGGAACTGTTACACCTGGACGTACTTCACTGACAAATACACGCAGAGGTTCTGCATTGACAATTTTTGCAAATTGATTTTGTATTTCAATATCAAAATGCTCGCCTGGATAATAATCCATCCATATAATATCTTGTATTCTATAGTTTGCGTTACGCCATATGCTTATTAAATCATAGAAGCAATCGCCTAGATCGTCATCATCTTCAGGTGCAGGATCGTTAGTAAAAAATGTAAAGGGTCTGCCTTCTCGTATAGGTACATCACCGTCAGCTATCATAACGCTATTATTATCTCCGTTAGTAGCACCATTAATTTCAGCAATTATTTTGTCCCAGTCTATTAGTCCTTCAGTGGACCCAGCATGAGAATGTACGTTTTTGTTCATGGCTTGTATCCTAGATAATGAAATAGATAATAAGGTTTAAAACCACAATTTACACCAGCATGCCAATTCTTTCTACTGCGCCATTGATAGATTGAATTTTTAGGAAGACCGTACATTATTTCCTCATCTAAAAAAAGCAAATGGCCTGGCTCTTGCTCTTGCATAAAACATACATAACGGACCATCTCTCCTAGTTTGACCCATTCTACTTCAAAGTCTTCAATGTCCCAGTGATACGGAACCATCTTACCAGGACGCACTTCACTGACAAATACACGCAGAGGCTTGGCGCCTACTAGTTCTTCAAACTTCTGTTGTACTGAATAATCAAAATGCTGTCCAGGGTAGTAGTCATACCATTCTATATCACTTAATCTATAATTGGCTTTTTCCCAAATAGAAATAAGATCATAGTAACTTTGCGTAAGACCTGTTACGTCTTCTTGTTTAACTTGAATATCTGCATCTTTAAACAGCTCACCCGATTCTATATTATCGTCTACACGTTCCATAACTGTGCTTACGCTGTTGCGATCAGGGTTAGGCGAGTTTTGACAGGACAATATAACTTCGTCCCAATTTATAACGCTTTCTGTAGAAGTTATAAACTTATGTCTGCTCATGCTTAAAAATCTCTTTGTATACAAATTCCATGCTATGCTTCCCCCACATTACATGGTGTTGCATTGAGTTACGAAACATTATTTCTAGATTATAATTACCATCAGTGTTTATACCGCCCGTTTCGTCTAATCGAAATCTAGCAGTTGGATGTATAATTGAATCCATTACTGCCCCTGGAATATACGGATTTGTCACCGGCACACAACCATACCAATCTATTGATCGCATGTTTGCATTGTCGTCTATATAATGACAGTGGGGATACATTGTTAGTTTGTAGACGCCTTTGCTGTGTAGGTCTACCATGATATTTTTAATTTGATCTTGCCAGTCGAGGCAAACTTCGTTTAAATTTCTACCGCTGTAGATAATTTCATTACAGGTTTCTTTATACCATTTTAAAAATATCTTTTTTGAACTGTAGTCAATGTCTATAATTTCAGGTGCATACTTGCTGCCTTGAAATTTTAAAATGTTGTTAACTTCATTTTCCCAAAACCAATTAACTGTATGTTCTGTATATAGAGGTCTGTTAGCAGTTTCAGCTTTTTGATATTTGTTATTGATGTTATAGTTTTTGCAAAATATTTTACCGTCTGGACTTATTAAAGGCTCGTAAGTTTGTTGGGCCATACATCGTCGGCCATCTGCATCTAATTTATAAAAACGAAACCATTTGTCTACATTCATGTTAGCACTTGAGTTTTTCTTTCCAGATATCTATAGTGAGATCAAGTCCTTGATCTAGAGATACTTTAGGACTCCAACCTGTAACTTCAGTTATTAAGTTATGATTACTATTTAACCAGTATATTTCTCCAGGCCTAAATAGTTTAGTGTGCCAATTAATTTTTCCATTCCAATTAAGTTTTTTTGCAATTAAATCGGCGTAGTCTTTGATCTTGATAGGATTATCAGGACCTAGCGTAAAAATTTTACCGTTAACTTTGTCTGGATTGTTGATCACTGTTACCCAAGCATCAAGTAAATCATCGATATAGATAAAATTCCTGTAAGGTTCAGCATAACCAAAACTAACTTCTTGTTGATTGGTTAGCATTTGACTGATGATCTGCTCCGTGACAAAAAACTCGTTGTCTTTGCGTCCGTAACTATTAGTCTGTCGAATAGCCGTAAATGGTAGTCCTAAACATCGATGTGCATATTCTAAATACTTTTCAACACCGTACTTGGCCACGGCATAAGGAGCATTAGGATTAGGCGTAGTATTTTCATCAAATGCTACATGAGTAGAAGGTTTACCGTGCTTTTCTATTTCGTCACTGATAGGTTGCCATCCATATACTTCCATGGTACTGGCAAATACAAAACTCTTAAGATTTCTTACTGCGCTGGCCGCCTCAATCAAGTTAACGCTGCCTACATAATTGATCTCACTAAAAGTTATTTGCTCGTAGAAACTCTGTTCTACTTCGGTTCTAGCAGCCAAGTGTACAATTACATCGGGTTTAAAACTTAAGACTTCTAACTTAACAGCTTCGTAGTCACGAAGATCACTTTGCAAATGATGTAGTTCGTGTTGATCTTTAAGACGTTGTGTAAGATGTGACCCAATAAATCCAGATGATCCTGTCATTAAAATTTTCATATTTTATATCCTATCAGCATAAACCTTTTATAAAGAGGCAGTTCTAGTTCTTCTGCCCAGACAACTTTTATTTTACATTGATCTTTAAATGCTTCTAGACTGTCTGATGTTCTTACGTGTTCAGGTATATTGTAATTATTGCTTTGTAAAACTAAAAGACTAGCTTTTGGTACTTGATCTATCCATGTAACGTATTGTTCTTGAGTTATATGTTCACAGCTGGTATTAACAACAATATCAGCTTCTGTTAAACAGCCGCACATATCTGATGTGATAGCACTAAATCTTCCTTCAATCTCTTCTTTTCTATTCATTAGTTTGGCTATTGATTCGCATGACGAGTCTATGTCAATGCTACGAATATGTTTTATCATAGGACCTAGCTGAGACTGAAACATAAGACTAGCTAAAACACCTACCCACCCTCCGTGAATATCTATGCTCACAGGCCGATCTACGTGTCGAATTAGATTATTGATTAACCACTCTTTGCTACGTAACTGTCCTTGCCAAAAGGCGTCCATTGTACGCATGGGATCTTGACTAGATCGTATAGCCTGCATCCAAAAATGCAAATGTTCTAGGTCTATATTCATAAATTTATTTTGTTAGCAATTTTCTCTGCTATCATCTTATTACTGTTTATTCCGGGATGAACTAAATCTCTAGCAAAATCTGTTGGTATGTAGATATCGCAATTTAAAAGTCTACCAGTATCAGGAAACAAAGAAGCTTCGTAATGTTTAATTTTTTCCCAATAAATGTTGCTGGTTTTACTAGCGATTAATGCATATGATTCAGAGTGTGAATCATCATTAGACCATGCAGAGAAATAATGATGACTCTTGTTCCAATCTCCGCAATTTTCTAAATACCTTTTATTGTAGTAAACAGTTCTAGAATAATGAGTCCATAGATTAATAACTCCCAAAGGCATAGGATAAGAATGTCTTAAAATAGTTGCATTGTGCAAAGAATAATTAATAGAACTCCCCTCAACACCTAAATTAACGACTGGCACCTTTAAAAGATTAGATAGATGAACAGCTATAGTATTTGTATTATCTACTCCTATTCCAAACACATTACTACAACCAAACATTACTAATGAGTTAGCCCAATCTATTTCTTTAAAATTTTTAGTTCTATACCCCTGTTTATTTCTTGTATAGTTAACAATATTATTTCGATAGTACCAATCCTCAGGCATTATTTTTAAATTTTTTTCAAACAACTCCTTGCTATCGTAGCCTGCAAAATGTTTTTCTATTTTGGCATCTATAGGAAGAAATTGATTTGATTTTATTAGTTTAGGTACAGAACTGAATATTAATCTATTTTGCATTTTGGTATTTTGCTGTCCGCTGAACTAACACACGTAGGAGTAATACAGCGTTGCGGCTTCTTAAATAATTCAAAACTATCTAATGTACCCAATGGCACATCGTGACAGCTATAACTTCTTTTAACGTCATTGCCTCTTATTATAACACTTTGATATCCAGCATTACAAGACCAGTTAGCAAATTTATTAAAATTAAACGCATTAAATCGTTCTGCTTGGTCGAACAAGTGTTCTGTATCATCTGCTTCGTATAGTGCTATTTGGTAAGCGTCTTCTCCATTAGCACGTTGAGGGAATCCCGTTTGCATCTTGTGTATCATGTCTTCAGTATAACCATCTACAACCGCACTCGCTGTAGGATCACTTTGCGGCTTGAGTGTTACGTTGATTCCACGTTTGTGAAAGCGTTCCATACGTTCATAGAGTTCGTAGAACTTTTCAGGCACCATAACTTGGTTAATTGTAACGTGTACCAGCTCGTATTGTAACTGTAAACACTTGTCGCCGAACTCTTGTTCGCGAGCAAACTCATCGTGAAAGCTGGCTGTAATACTTCTGCGCTGTAGCATTTCAGTATTTCGACACCAAGTGTTCCACCATTTGCTACCAGGCGACAAATTAGTGGTCATATGGATACTTTGGTATTTGGATTCTAGTTCGTCTAAATGTTTAACAAGATCATTCAACTGTTTATAAGCAGTAGGCTCACCACCGCTGAACGACCAATGGAACTGGTTAAACCCATTGGCTCGTGCTTGACGCTTAATCTCGTCTACAGTAGATTTATATACTTCAAGCGGTTGGTGATCGACTCGGTCACTGCGGGCATAGGGCCAACAGTAACTACAATTATAATTACAAAATCTTCCCAAAATCCAACTAGTGGAAAACAATGGCCGGTCTAACATAGTGCGTTGTCCGAAACGCACAATTTTCTTAAAGGGTATTTCCGTAAAGTTCATTGAATATATTTAATCATTAGTCATTGACACAGTTAAAAAAGTTCAGTATAATTACGCTATGACTAAAATATCAAAAAGCCCCGAACGACATACTTTTCAAAGGGAAGGTTATGTCAAACGCTGCGAGGAAGAAGGCAAAGAGCCTAATGCTGATTATCTGGATTTGTTTCAAAAGATTCTAGAGGATGCAGATAAGAAATGGATTGATCCAAAAAGTAAAATAAACAATATGGAATACGATCTCTTAACCACTGATTGGATTTTAGAAAAGGTTAGATCCAGTGACAGTTATGCTCAAAATCTCTATGCCGCAATGTGTAACAATGATTTTGTTAAAAGAGAATTGTGGCCTATTTTAAAAGACGAAAGATGGAGTGCTAGCTGGAGATCAGCAGGAGGCATAATCGCAGATATGCAACAAAAGGGTGACTACATTGATTGGTACTGTAGTGGTATGGGCGGTGTTGCTACCTACGATTTAGAAGAAGGTGAAGCGTATATGTCTAAAATGAAGTACGTTCCAGAGAGTGTAGTAACTGATGAAATAGAAGAAGATTTAAATCGGTTAGGTTGGTTAGTTGTTAAATACAATGGAGAGGAAACTTGAATGGAAACACTTACTTTTAAAGCAGAAGAAATATTCGAAGACATTCCCGGAGATCCGGACAATGTCATGATGAAGATTCCTCCTGAAATTTGCGAAGCACAGGGTTGGAAAGAAGGCGACACTCTTAATGTTAAGCTAGAAAACGGGGCACTTATTATTACCAAACATGGCTAAAGACGAACTATTAGAACTCACAGGCACAGTAGCAGAAGTTTTACCCAATTCTACATTTCGAGTACAGGTTGATGGACAGACACACATTGTACTTTGTTATATGGGCGGTAGGCTCAAACAAAACAAGATTAAGGTTATCCTAGGGGATAGAGTTAAGATTGAAATGAGCCCATACGATCTTACCAAAGGTAGGATTGTTTATAGGATGTAACGATGAACTCAATTCTAGAACGTGTGAATTTGGTATGTCAAAACGTTCGAAGAATGAATGACGGGCCCGTAAGCTTCAAAAAACTAGTAGCAATTACTAGAAAAGAGTTCCGTAACAAAGAAATAGACCTAGCTCTCAAAACTAAAAAAGACAGTTTTTTAGAACATAGTCATTTTTACGTTGAAGCATTTTACGATCACGAACACGACTTTAACAACGAAACACCAATTGAAGTTTATGTCTATCATAATTTTATTCCTACTGATTTATTTTTACATACGCAAATCACAGAATTCCTTATTCAAATATATGATGCAGTAGTACACGAACTACGACATCAACAGCAGAGTAGAACACGATTTTACGAAATCTTTAACAGCGGTATTGCCAGTCCATATGCCAAATATTTGGCAGATCCAGATGAACTAGATGCGTATGCAGTAAGTATAGCCATTGAATTATTACGATCAATGCCCCGAGAACGGGCTGTAAAATACATGACTAGGATGAGAGTTTTGAGTAAAATTAAAACTCAATATGGTTATATAAGTCCAAATTTAAAGTGTTATGTAGACTATTACGGTAGTAACCCGTTGATTAAAAAGGTAGCCAAAAAGGTCTATAAGCATCTAAATTCTCTTGACAGCAACCAAATTTTCCGTTAAAATATGCTTATCGTAACTAACACGGAGCGGCAGTCGTGAGTAAAGAATACAGTACCCTGGAAGTTTTGGAACTGGCTTGTGCAGCTCAACGATGGAATAAAGAATACCTTAAAGAAATGACCGCGGTCTATGAAGATAATGGTCAACTTCGTTATTACAAACAACCAAACAAGCTTCATATCCTCTACACTCTTGGTGCTGTTAATTGGGGCTCTGAATCAGATCCTCGAATGATGCCAGTCAAACTTCAAATTGAAGACATTGATCGGGAAGAAGCAGAAGAGATTCGCAAGTATTATCGGCGTCTTATGTTTGCCGCTGTTAAAGGGGACAACGAATTTCAAACCGAAGTCAATGCTATTTTGTCTGCTGAAGTAGTAGCAGCCAATAAAGTTGGCTATGTAGCCTGTCTTCCACATGTCTACGCCAAAGATCATGTGCGTAATCAAATTGAAAAACGTATTCGACATTTGGAAAAAGGCTATTTGGCCGACGTAGGTAAAACAGTATTTGACAAAGACTGCGAAGTACTTGAGTCAAAACACTCAAATAACTTTGACGCTTTTAATATTACTGCTATAATTGATAATAAGATGGTGTCTTGGTTCAGCAAAGTGGATCTTAAACTTGGTGCTTGCGTGATAGTCAAGGCCAAAGTTAAAGATCATTCCAATCATTGGAAGCATAAAGACACTGCTGTGACCAGACTTAACTATGTAAAGGCAGCACAATAATGTACAAAGAAGAAGAATACGAAATGTTTGCAAAGAAAATGGAAACTAAATTTCCAGAAATGTTTGCAGGTAAGTACGGTGGCTTTGCTGTAGGCACTGGATGGTGGCCAATTCTTGAAGCACTTTGCAGTCAGATAGATGGTCATAGCAAATGGCGTAATAATACTAGAGAAGCATTGCTTAAAAATAATCCTCACAATCACAAAATTCCCGATGCTGTTCCGCAGGTAACAGTTGAACAGATTAAAGAAAAGTTTGGCGGACTGCGTTTCTACTATCAAGGCGGTGATGACACAGTGGACGGAATGGTACGTATGGCAGAAATGTGGGCAGGCCAAGTCTGTGAAGAATGTGGTAAGCCTGGAACTAGACGTAGTGGAGGATGGATCAAAACTCTATGCGACGAGCACGAAGCAGAGAGACAGAAGAGATACGAAACCTACGCTAAAAACAACGGACTTGAACTATGAACAACAATTTTTTATGTAATAGCTGTGGAAAACAATATAGCGTGACCTGTGATTGGAATCAAGGTCGGTGTCCACATCATCCTCCTTATATTAATCCGCACAGTTTTAGATTTTTAAATCTTTACAATTCAATCAAAAATTTATTTAAAAAATGAGCATAAATGAAAATCAAACTAGTCAGTGATCTGCATTTAGAATTTGCAGACATATTCGTCAAGAACGACAAAGATTATGATGTCTTAATTCTCTCTGGTGACATTATGGTCGCACAGGATCTCTACGATCATCCCGAGCCTGCTAATGGCACTGACCAACTTGCTATTGCCAATAGTCAGGGCATGGGTCGTAGACAAGAAGCCGCTCAACGATTCCGTGACTTCTTGAAACGTTGCAGTTTTCAGTTCCCACATGTGATTTATGTTGCTGGTAACCACGAGTTTTACCACGGTAAATGGAACAAGACATTGACTATTCTTTCAGAAGAATGCCAAAAGTTTCCTAATGTTTATTTCCTTGAACAAGGTTATAAAAAGATTGACGATGTAATTTTTGTGGGTGGAACGCTGTGGACTAATATGAACCAAGCTGACCCGTTAACCCTTCACGGTGTAAGAGATATGATGAACGACTTTCGTATCATCCGTAAGGAACTAGAAGGCTACACCAGCCTTAAGCCTCACGACACAGTATATCGACATCGAGATACTCTACGTTATATTGAGAGTATTGTTGATCGTAAAGAGGTCGACAAGTATGTAGTTGTAGGACACCACAGTCCTAGTTTCCAAAGTGTTCATGAAAGCTACAGAGATGATCGTTTAATGAACGGTGCGTATCACAGCGATTTAAGTAACTTTATCCTTGATAGGCCACAGATTAAACTTTGGACACATGGTCACACGCATTACCCGTTTGACTATGTAATTGGAGAAACCCGTGTTGTGTGTAACCCTAGAGGTTACGAAGGATACGAAGATACCGGGTGGAATCCCGACATACTATTGGAGATATAATGGAACCTAACATCGCTGAACTTTTAAGAAATACTGCTATTAATATTGGAGAATTATTCCGTATGCTAGCAGATAGAGTAGACCAACTGGAGAAAGAAAATGAGCAACTTAAACTTAAACTTGATTCCAAAGGAACAAAAGTTGAGTGAGAAAGAATTTAAGCTATTTAAAAAGTGGCTCAAATCTCATTTAGCTTTTGGTCCTGTAACTGTTACCTTTACCAAGAAGGACGGCTCAGAACGAGTAATGGAATGTACAACCAGTCCATCGCTCGTTCCGGTTGATCTTACTGAAGAAAAACACTATACTAATACCAGTGATCCAGTGGACTTTCCTAAACCTAAAAAAGAAAAGAAAGTCAGTGAAGAC